ATGAGTGGCATCATCAAACATCCGCCGATCAGGCTCCCCAACGGGACGCGTATCGTTCCGATCAGCTATCCGTCGCATTTCATCTGGCGACTGTCGCGCGGAGCGAAGAAGTGAATCCAATCTGGAGACCTTGCGGAGGCACGAAATCGCGATACATCGGTTTCAAGTCATCCGGTTCTCCAGATCGTTGACCGAAGAATGAAAAGGGGAGCGCGAATGCTCCCCTTTTTTCGTGCTGAACGACTAAATAGAAATCGTGGGGCTCTTCGGTTCATTCAAATCTGATCACCACGCACGCGAGGGAGGTCCATCGGGCCTCCCTTTCGTTTTATCGATTGATCGCTAGGCGTGCATACCGATCGCTTTTCGCTCGATCGTATGTCAGAGTAAGACCGATCAAGGTCGGGGGACGGAAGTGTCGGACTTCGTTTTCATTCTAGGGCTGCTCTTCTTTGCCGCGCTCTATTATCTGATCCCGATGGCGTGGCGGACTCGTTGTCCGAACTGCAAGCAGTGGTTTGCGGTTGAAGTCGCGGATGAGCGGATCAAGAACAAGAGAAGAAGGTTCACCGGCTACCAATCACAGATGGTCAATGGCAAATTGCGGACGAGACAACGGCGAGTAACTACAGAATATGTGATGCAGGATTGCGTGTGCACTGAATGCGGACATGAGTTTCAACGCGAGGTGAGAAATTCTTACGATTCATGAGGTGACCGGATGTTCACACGTGCGCTGAGAATGATCTGGAATTCTGTCTCGCATGACTTCGTTTACAAGTTCAGGCGCTTTCTGAGCAGTATAATGAGCCCATAGGTTCACCACTTTCGCGCCACCCGTCGCCGGGCCACGTCCGCCTTCAAATGTGCCCACGACGATCTCGACCGGGTCGCGGGATCGAATCGCTTCCCGCCGAAGATCGCCACGAACTCGTCCGCCGCACCCTCATCGCGGAAGCACGTCACCACGTGCTGGACATCGTCGATCACCAATGAATGTCCAAGCGGTGCACCGCCACGCTCCGCCTTGACCGCGTCGATCTCGCGCCATCGCGCCGAATGATCGAGCGCGGTGAGGATCGCCTGCGCGGGGTACTCGCGATCGATCTGGGATGGGGTCAACTGACCCTTGCGTTTGACCATGCCGCATGAGAACGAAGACGGAACATCCGGTCAAGCTGGCGACCATGCTAGCGTTGGCGATCGAATCACGCGGAGGCTGTGATGTCGTTCGAAAAGCAGATGCAGCAGAAGATGAAGAGCGCGGTCGAATTCGCGAAGAAGCATCACGTGGTGATCGCGGACGAACCCGAATGGACCGCTGAGGCTCATGCGCGCTACCTCGATCAGCTGAAGCGGTTGCGCTGACGCGGACCTGTCGGTCGCTTGTGTTTCTCGCTCCCTCGCGCTGAAGTGGTGAGGGGAGGGACCCTAATGTCCGAAAAATCGAAGAGCTGCTTCGTCGTCAGCCCGATCGGCGCGGACGGAAGTGACCACCGCACGCACGCGGATTGGGTGTATGAGGGGATCATCCTCCCCGTTATGCAAGAGCACTATCCCGAATTCATCGTGGAGCGCGCTGACAAGATCAACGATCCCGGCTTGATCGATCAGCAGATCATTCAACGGATCATTCGGTCGGACTTGGTCATCGCTGATCTGAGCTTTGGGAACCCGAACGTCTTCTATGAAGTCGGGCTTCGCCACATGTACCAGAAGCCGATCGTTCATATGGTCCGAAAGCAGGAAGACCTGCCGTTCGATGTGAAGCTCCAGCGAACGGTGCACTTCTCATATACCCGCGTGCAGGACGTTGAAGCCGCGAAAAGCCAGCTTCATGATGTCCTGAAAGAAGTGGTGAAAGAGGGCTTCAAGCAGGTCACTCCAGTAACACTAGCGGTCGGGCGGATTGAGATCGACAAGACTGCCGACGCTTCAGAAAAAGTCATTCTTAGTCAAATTGATGCAATCTTAAGTCGGATTGCGCGACTGGAATTGCGAGCAAAGAACGATACAGGTGCGTCCTTCTTGGGTGGGAAGTTAGAGCCACAAACATCGTACATCTACTATTGGGGGAAAAAGAAGATATCCAAAAATGCGATCGCAGTGATGAAAGAGGTCCATAGTCAATATGAACTTCGGGAGCGGTATTGCACGTTCACTGACGACGATGCGTTTTTTGTGGTGGAGAGTGACGGTCCCTTGAGTCGAGGCATGATTAGTTTTCCGGGTCTTCAACGCACCTCCGGTAACGTTATGAACTACTCACCGGACACAATTCCTGACTTCGTCGAATATGTTCGGAACTCTGTCAAGTCTGAATCGTAGGGCTAACCCTCACCCTTCGGCGCATCCTGCGTCAGGACCGGATCGATCTGATCCGCCTTGCTGGCGTCTGCCGCATCGTCGCCGGCATCGTCGGCGGACTCTTCGGACGAAGATCGAGGCGCCGCGATCCTCAGGCCCAGAAGCGCGACTGCGACCGCAAGGATGATCAGCACCGTGAAAAAGACCGGGTAGGACGCGAGCGCAGCACCCGCCGCAGCCGCACGCTCAGGCGCGATGAACGGGAGCACGATCGCGCCGATCGCGAGCGCACCGGTGATGAGCCGCGTGATCCACCGGGTCCAGCGAGACACACGCGTTTCGGGCTCCCGATGGGAGCGGAGCTGAGAGATGAGCTGTGAAAGAGGGTTCTGCATGACCCTATTTACGCCAATGCTCACCAATGATCTTGGGGACACTTGCAAGCGGATACTTTGCCGATTGGACACAAACTGCTCTGGTACTTAAACGAGTCGGAGGACCTGATGAGCGAGGATAGGAACGACCGCATTCAGACCCCACCCGTGTGGCGGATAATCCTTTTCGTCGTGGTTGTGTGGGCGATGTGGATGGCGTTTGCCTTCTACACCTATTCGAAAGGCGGAATTGGCACCGCTGGGCAGTTCGGAGACTCGTTCGGCGGCTTCACGTCGCTTTTCACCGCGCTCGCGTTCGCCGCAGTTTGGTGGACCGGAAACATGCAGCGGATCGAGCTGATCGAGCAGAGAAAGGAACTCAAACTTCAACGTGAAGAGATCGCGAGCACGAGGGCAGTTCACACCCGGCAACAATTTGAGAGCACATTCTTTCGTATGCTTGAGTTGTTGCGAGAGCTGCACGATGACATTCGGACAACGAGTCAGGATCGCGGAGCGTCTTCCGTGCGGGCAATCGCTGACTCCGTCAAGCACTCGATTGAAAAGGGGGCAATAACTTTTGCCGAAGACCCGTCAGAGGCTGAAAGAATTTACGAGCGAGCCATTGGGCAGCATTATGATTTGTATTTCAGCCCATATTTCCGCATCCTCTTCAATATATTGAGGCTAATTGACAATACGTTTCCGACGAATGAGGCGGATAGATCGCTGTACGGCAATATTGTTCGTGCGCAAATCAGTAATTCGATGGCAGAGATACTTGCGTTGAATTGCCTAACTGAGCGGTCTGGTAATATGCTGGATTACGTTCGTCGGTACCGGATGCTTCGCTATATGCCAGATAGTATGACGCGTAACCTGATTGAGCGGCGTATCGGACATGAGGCATTTTCTGCTCGCGAATGATCTCTATCGCTAAGTAATTCGGATGCGCGAACGGTCGTGCTCCACGATGGGAGGAGCACACCGATGCGGTACGTTTCGATATCTGAACTTCAACGGATGGGATGGTCCCACGAATTCATTCAGCGTTTCCTCGCGGAGTCTGGGGTCGTCCCCTTCAAGTCCCCCTCTGGCGATACGCTCGTCTCGTATCGCGACTTCATCGCAAGGCTGGAGCAGACCGCGACGGTCGGGCTCATCATGATGATGCCGGATGTTCCATCGCGTGGATCGAGTACGGTTCAGTGTGAGGGCGCGGGTCCGGACTCGGTGGGCGCCGGGGGCTGGTCTGACGTGGACGAGCCTGAGGAAGATGACGAGACGCGTCACTAGGTGACGAGTTGCGCCCCAAAATTTACGATCGATACTGCCGATACCGGGCGCATGTTGATATCTCTCTTCCAATTTCCTTGGGCTGTGGAGAAGCAAATCTGACCTACTGTGTGGCATTGTTCCCCATAATGAGTTGAATAGTGTATTTGATACTCGCACACGACGTAGTCGCCAGCTTCGTTTGGATAGGTCTTTATTTTGAAATCTGGAAAAGTGTAAAGTTGATTTGGAAATATTACTGACTTTTTCCATGGATGGTTGTCCAAGGCGGAGCGAGTTGATTGTGGGTCTCCTGTCTCGATCGATTCCGCCTTGACGGTGCGACAACTAGTGACGCCTATTCGAATAGAGGAGGCGGGCATATTGCCAATGTTACGAATAACGAGAACAAGCTCGACCCATTCATGATCATGGTATTTGATTGAAAGTCCCTCGCCATCGGCAATTAGCCAAGCGCGATTTTCAAGGTTGTGTTGATATTTGGTTAGATCGTTGGCAATTCTGGCCTGTTTAATCGCGGTATGACTGGTCAAGATCGTCCACATTAGCAGGCCAGCGCTAATGATCGTCAGGATGAATTGTCCAAGCGCAACGGCTAGCCCATTGTCCGCAATTTCTGCGGATCGATCGGCTGCGCGAGCCGATTGTATCGCGGCACGGGTTGCATCCTCAGCCGCGACCGTCGCACGACGCTGAATCTCTAGCGTCTCGCGCTCGCGGGCTTCTTTCTCCGGATCGTCGATCGTCCGGATCGGGATCGCGAAGCCGGGCGATGATGCGGCTGGAGCCTGTGGCGCCGGCTGCTGAGCCCATGAGGCTCCCGCGAGCGTCAGCCCGACGATCAGCCCAAGAATCCATCGCATGATTGAGCCCTCAACCCATGCGCAACCGTGCCGCGCGGCGGGGTGGGGCGCAACCTTTGGGGTCCGCACGATGCCTGCGATCCCCAACTCTAAATACGAAGATGAGACGTGAGATCGAGAGGATCGGGCAAATGAGGTGGATCGTGATGCTGGCGCTCGCGCTGATGATGAGCTTGGTCCCACCGGCTGGCGAGCCTCGCGCGGACTTTGCATCGACCGGTTTGGTCTGCACCTCTTCAGACGAAAAGCCGTTGGCTTATGGCGCGACCTACCTGATCTCCGTCAGTCGTGAGCCCACTCATTCCTCGACCTTCGGCGGCACGTGTCGCCCTCTCTAAAAGCCCCCGGACTGGTCCGCGACGACCATCCATAACATCTGCTGAATTTCGCCCGTGGGGATGCGCTCGATCGCCCTCAGCGTGGTCGCCAACGCGATCAGCTCAAACGTCGCCTTCCGCAGCTCGTCCCGCGACAATCTTTCGCTGAACTCCGCGATCAGCCGGGCGCCCCCATCGGTGGGGCACAGAACGACGACGCTCACAGCACGGCTCTTGAAGATGCGTGGAAGATCGCGATCGAGGGTCACGCATTCCCCAAGGTCCAGCCGATCAAAATGCTCGCGCAGTTCCGGGGCGAATTTTTCGCCGGCACGCACGTAGCTCAGGCGGTCTGCACCGACCTTCTCGCGACCAAGGCGAAGCACATCGTGGATCGCAGCCGCTGCGCGGGTCTCGACAGATGCGCGATAGTCCTGAGCCTGTGGTGGGAGCTGTGACCACAAGAACCGCTCGATCGGGCTGCGGAACGTGATCGCGAGCAGCGCGACGAAGATCATCGCCACGACCAGCGTGACCCACCCGCCTGACGCGAGCCGTTCGCCCCATGAACCACGTGAAAGAGCTGTAATAATCTGACGAAGAATGCGCAGTCGTTCCATTGAGTTAGTTATCGTTTTGCGGTCATGCAGCGCTGCGCGAACTAAATAGATCAAGGCCATTGAACTGATGCGACGAAGATGGATGTAGTCGGGTCGCATCAGCTCGATTTTGAGCGCAATCGATGCGATGATCTGGGGATGATTGCTCGAACAGCTCAAATCATTGCTCTGCTGCTCACCGCCATCGCGATGGGCGCCTGTGAAGGCGAGAAGCCCATTGCAGCGCAGTTTCCGGGTCCATGGCGGGACGATCTCAAGCCCGAAATCATCAGAACTCTAGTGGCGCATCAGGCTCGCGGCTGCGGTGAGTTTCACTGGCGCGCCAAGGACGGTCGCACGGACGAGTTCGCGGAATATCTCGTCTACTGCACCCGTGACCGCGTCAGCTGGACCGCTTGGCTCGTATGGCCCGGCTCTGGTCGAGCGTCCGGACCGTCCGCGATCGATCCGGGTCTGCCTCCCCCTAAATAGAGGGGAGTTTTGGGGGGATTACATCATGGCATGCAGCAGCTGCACGAAACGAGCGAACGCTTTGACCCGCACGATCCGCGCGATCGGACGCGGCGATGGCGCTGGAGCCCGGAAAAATCTCGGATATGTGGGGCGCTCGATCTCGCGCGATGTTTCGCGGATCAAAGCTGCATATTTCGGGAAGCGCTGACGATGCGTGAGGGGATCGCGCTAGACGTTGACGTTCGTGGGCTCGATCACGTGCTCGCGCGGGTCAATCTTGCGGCGAAGAACGTCCGGAAGGCGACCAAGTTCGCCTTGAACGATTCCGGGCGCACGGTACGCGTCGCGGTTCAGCGCGAGGTCCGTAGGGACATCGGGATCACGATCAAGACGGTGAGGCGGTACAGCCGCGTTTTCGTCGCCTCTGAGGCGAAACTTGCTTGGGAAATGAGTGCTTCGACGAAAGGGATCGTGATCGACGACCTTCAGGCTCGTCCCACGAGACGAGGCATCACCTACCGCGATCAGGGCTCTCGGAAGCTTGGCGGCGATCCGGGACGGCGGGCTTTTTGGTTGCCCTCGCGTGGATCGCGATACTCAGCACCGGGATCACCCGCGAACCGTCCAGCAATGCAACGCACGAGCGGGCGCCGCAAGCCTTTGCAGGTCGTTCGTGGACCGTCACTCTTGGAGTCCATAACGCGGTCATATCGGACCCATCAGGCAGTCGTCGGTCGGACCTTCCCTCGCAATTTCGCCCGGCATGCGCGACGGTTTGGGGTCGTGTTCTGAGGTCAGGGGACCCCGCACGATCGAGTTTCGTTTGACTTTCGTTTGTTCCGCGATTTTTCCGCGCCCGGCGACGACGACGATGAAGGGTACCATTCAAATTCGATTTGGTTTCGTTTTGACCCAAATCGAGGTCGAATTCGTCGGTGATATCGTTCGATTTCGACCGCCTTGGACGTGATTTCGGATCGGTTTCGACCACGCTGGACGTGATGATCGGCGTCCGATCGGTGGCATATGGGACCCATATCGATCGACTTTCGTTCACACGAGGGATGGATCATCCGACCGATGCACAAAACATTCGACCGATTGGAGCAAGTAAGACATAATTGGGCAGGAGTTACGCGAAGTATACAGTCTCGTTTGCGGTCGTGACGACCCACGACGCTGCGTCGATGTCAAGCAAAACTAAAGCAATAATATTATAAAAGGTACTACCGATACGCTAATTCTACTATAGCGGGCGGGCGCGCGCTTTATCTCGCCGCCTACGAGTTTTGCCGCGACTACTCGTTTGCAGGGGTAAAAGGGGGTTTTTCCTCCATTTTATCGCGTCCGGGACTAAGTACAGGATGCGAAAAGTCACCACAATGACCGCGCTTGCGGACGAACTCGGGATCACGCGACGGCGCCTCAATCAGCTGATCGCGGAGGGGAAGATCACCCGACCCGTAAGGGGCAAACCCTTCGATCTGGTCGCGATCAAGGCTGAATACGAAGCGAATACGGACCAGCAGCGAGCCGCTGTATGGCGCACCGCCAAGGGGCAGGGGGTTAATGACGACCCTGACGCTCAACCCGTCGCCAAGCGCATGGCGGAGGACCGGGCGAAAGAGCAGCATTTCAAGGCTGAGCTGGCACGGCTGGAGTTCGAGCGAAAGACCGGACTCCTCATCCCGCGCGATGAGGTCGAACGGACCTGTTTCGAGATCGCTCGCATCGTCCGTGGGCGCATCCAAGCGCTCGAACCGCGCCTCCAGCCGTTCTTGACCGACACAGGGCGGGCGAAGCTCTCAAAGGAGCTGCGTGACGCTATCCACGAATTTCAAAGCGCTTTGAGCGAGAAATTTCAAATGACCGATGGATCAGAGGATAATTGACGCGTGGCGCCGGGGCCTAGAACTGCCCCCGGATTTATCTGTCGATGAATGGGCGGAGCAGTACCGGCATTTGAGCCCGGAGTCCTCCGCACAGGCGGGGCGATGGTCAAACGATCAGGTCCCATACCTTGTCGAGCCCATGCGAGCGGTCACGGACCCAGAGGTCGAAACACTCGTTCTGTGTTTCGCATCGCAGACCGGTAAGGCCCTCGCGCCAGAGACCCCGATTCCAACGCCTTCAGGATGGCGCGAGATCGGAGACCTGAGGCCCGGCGATCTGGTGCTGGACGAGCATGGATGTCCCGTCACGGTCCGGGCGACGGCACGGTGGGAGAAGCGTCCGACTTATCGCGTGGAGTTCACCGATGGGACCAGCATCGTCGCGGACGAGCAGCACGAATGGATCGTCTCGCACGCTTCGAAGCGCTTCACGACCAAGCCCTCGAAACATCATCAGACCAAGACCGGTCAGTTCATCGGTGAGGTGACGCAGTTTGAGACGCGACGCTGCACCACGCAGCAGCTGACCCGGTTCAGAGCGGGGAAGATATCGATCCGTCACCACGTCAGCGCAGCCGAATTGTCCGACCGGTACGGACTGACGACTGTCCGTGATCCCTCGAACCCAGATCGCGCGGGCATCGTCGCGGTGACCCGGTTGATCGGGCTGCGCGAGACCGTGTGTATCGAGGTGGATTCAGAATCCCATTTGTTCCTTGCTGGCGAGGGATGCGTTCCTACGTGCAACTCCGAATTGGTTAATAATGTCCTAGGATATTTTGCCCATTTCGATCCCGGACCCGTCATGCTGGTGCAGCCGACGATCGAAATGAGCGAGTCCTTCTCGAAGGATCGCGTGCAGCCGATGCTCCGCGATTCACCGGAGCTGGCGAGAATCTTCGGTGATTGGAGGTCGCGCGATCAGGCCCAAACGATCCGCCACATCAAATTTCCGGGCGGCTCGTTCTCGTTCAGTGGGGCGAATTCAGCACCGTCGCTCGCGTCCAGACCGATCCGCATCGCCCTCATGGATGAGGTCGATCGCTACCCACTATCGGTGGGCGAAGAGGGCTCACCGCTTGGGCTCGTGCGGACCCGAACGCGAAACTTTTGGAACCGCAAAATCATCCTCACGAGTACCCCCACGGTTGAGGGGCAAAGTCTGATCTGGTCCGAACTGGAGCGGTCCGATTATCGCGTTTATGAGTGTCCGTGCGCGCACTGTGGATCGTTCCAACGGCTCGAATGGTCCCGCGTCCGCTGGACGCCGGGTCAACCCGAAACCGCCGAATATGTTTGCTCCCACTGCGAAGAGCCTTGGACGGAAGCGGAGCGCCGCGAGTCGATCCATCGCGGACAGTGGAGCCCGACGAAGCAATCCAAGACCCGTGGCTATCACCTCAACGCGATCGCATCGCTGTTCAACCCGCTGTCCTATTTGGCGAATGAATTCGAGCTGATCGGCAATGATCGCCTCAGGCTCATCGGGTTCACGAACACTGCGCTCGCCTTGCCGGCGAAGGACGAACAGATCGAGCTTTCGGACCCGCTGAGGCTCCGCGAGCGGGCTGAAAACTTCAGCCTGAAACAGCTCCCGGACGCGGTCGTGATGATCAGCGCCGGGATCGACGTGCAGCTCGACCGGATCGAGCTGACGCACCTTGGATGGGGACCGAACGATGAGGTCTGGGTCCTCGATCATCGTGTGATGACCGGTGACCCCACGAAGGGCGCGGTCTGGGATGAGGTCCGGCAAATCTTGCACGAAAAACACCGCCACGCGTGCGGTGAGCTTCTGTCGATCGAGGCGGTCGCGATCGACTCCGGCTACGCGACGCAGAACGTTTACGAGTTTGCGACCGAAGGGCAGCAGCGAGGGAAAAGGTGGTACGCGATCAAGGGGCGCGGCGGTGACCTACCGCTGTGGAAACGTGGCGCCAAGAGGCTCACGCAGAACTCACCGGTTCCATTTTTCATCGTGGGTAGTGACACCGGTAAGACCCTTCTCGCGCGGATGCTCGCGACCGCTGAGCCCGGACCGTCCTACGTCCATTTCAGCACCAATCTTGGCCCGGACTATTTCGAACAGCTGACGGCTGAGCAGTACGTCACGCGGTTCGTGAAGAACGAGATCAAACGCAAGTGGGAGCGGAAGCAAGGTCAAGACGCAGAAGCGCTGGACTGCTTCGTCTATGCGATGGCAGCACGAAAGAGCCTGACGATCGACCTCGCGGATCGCGCGAGACGCTTCAGTGAGCGTCAGCCCGGTTCAACTCAGCAGAAACCGAAGAAGACCGCAGCCGATATCGCGCGGAGGCTTCGCTGAGCGTCAGTCACTACCGCTCTTATGCTTTTGACCACTTCAGTAAATACGATGAGTAACCCGGAACTCATCATAATGCTTCAATCAATTTCTGCAAACGGCGAGACCTCTGACGAAAAGCTCATCACCGTCGAAATCACCGCCTACAACGATCGCAGCTGGACCGGAACGCTCCGGATCGGCTCGACCACGCTCGCGATCAACGGAACGGGCCTGAGCGTATCGGTTCCGCACTCGCTCACGATCTATTTGACCGATCTCGTGGCGATCACCGGGACCCTCACGGTCGCAGCGACCGGTGGCGTAACCGGGACCCTGACGATCGCGGGCGACGCTGTGGCGATCACCGGGACGGCTCAGCTCTCCAGCGAGCCCATGTACGCGGCGCCCGTGGCACCCTTACCGCAGCCCATCACGGACGCGGAGAACCCAGTGCTAGGGCTCCCGTCGTGTCAGGCCATGCTCGCGGCTCTCTGGCGAGCGCTGTTCGAGCTGCAAAGTGAGGGGAGGGAGGTCGCATCGGTCAAACACGACGGTGAAGAACTCTCGTTCTATCGAAAGGACATCCGTCGCCTGACGGAGCTGTACAGCAATCTTTATCGGAGCTGCGGCGCCGGCTCCGGATTGCCGGACCTCAATCCCGCAACTAACTCGACCATCCGTGGTCGCGCGGCGGGGGTCCGCTTCGTATGAGCGCGCCCAAGTTCAAATCGAGCCTCATGGGGTCCGCGCCATATTATGGCGGTCTGAACGATCGTTCGGAGCTGGCGTTGTGGCATCCGTCATTGAATGCCGCAGACGACGAAACGCAGGACACGACGCTTCTGCGCGCCCGGTCCCGCGATCTTTTTCGGAACAATCCAGCGGTTAAGAACGCGGTCCGCGCGACGATCTCAAACACCTTCGGTCCTCGCGTAAAGCTCAGCTACAGCCCGGATTCCTACGCCTTGGGCACCGATGCGGCGGCGATGCGCGAATGGGCTCGTTTGGTCGAGCGCGAGTTCGAGAACTACGCTCATGGGTCCAGCCGGCTCGTGGATGCGAGGCGTCAGCTGACCCTCACGGGTCTCGTCCACCGTGTGGTCGCAGCCGCGATGATCGATGGTGAGGCGTTCGGAGCGATCCGGGCCAAGCCGGGCGCACGCTTCGCAACCTGCGTGCAGCTTATCGACGGTGACCGGATTTCTCCCCCGATCGATCGCGCGACGACGTACCCCCATGGGGTCCAAAAGGACCCGTGGGGCGAAATCATCGCGTACTTTGTCAGGCGAGCGCATCCGGGCGCTGTCCTGATCGAGGACCAGACCAAAAAGTACCAGTGGGACCGTGTCCCGCGCTCGACCGCCAACGGGCGACCGGTCATGATCCACGTGCGGTCTGAACCAAACGCTCGCGCTGAAGCGTCCCGTGCGGTGGCAGAGACCGCCACGATCTTGGGACAGGCGAAGCAGCTTCATCGCTATCAGCAGTCCGAATTGAACCGTGCGGTTCTCGCATCGACCTATGCAGCGACGATCAGCTCAGAGGCGGACTATTCGACCGCGATGAATGTGATCGGCGCCGATACGGATCGGCTTCAGAACGAGTATGGGTCCGTGATGGCGGGCCTGACGCTGGAGCGCATGGCGACCGCCGCAGACTTCTACAAAGAGGGTGGTCTGAGCATCAACGGGTCCAAAGTCGTGCACCTGTTGCCCGGCGAAAAATTGGACATCGTCCAGCCGACCGGGGCGCCCCAAACTTTCGCGGAATTCGAGAAGCGCGTCCTACATCAGCTCGCGGCGGGCCTTGGCGTCGATTATCCGACTCTGACCTCTGATTATCAGGGCCTTCCTTATGCCGCTGCGCGGCTCTCGCTTCAGGGGGCTCATCGAAACTTCGCGATCATTCGTGAGAACGTGACGCAGGAATTTTGCTCAAAGATTTTCCGGGCATGGCTGGAGGAAGCGATCCTAGTCGGCGCGGTCCCGGTCCCGCCGGGGGTCTCCGATCTCACGAACTCTTGGGACGCGCTCACCCGCTGCTCTTGGCTGGCGATCGGCGCACCAAAAATCGACCCGAAGAAAGAGATCGAGGCGGACATCTTGGCGCTTCAGCACGGCTTGACGACCCGCGCGATCCTCGCGGCACGCGACGGGCTCGATCTGGACGAGCTGTTGCAGCAGCGCGCGGAGGAAGAAGCGCGGATGAAAGAGCTTGGGCTGTCCGCTGGACCCCCGCTGGTCCCGTCCGATGACCCGGAAGATGTTGACCCTGAAGAGGAAGAAGAGCGCACCGCCTAAATACGATCATGAGAAATCTTGATCTTATTTTCACGTCGTTCTTCAACACGCCTCTGCTTCTGGATTCCAGTAAAGCCGAAGTTCTGTCGGACGTGCTGATCCGGGCGCTTGCGTCCCGCGACCTTCAGGCGCTCCAGGCAGTGGCGGAACCTCAGGGCTCCGCCTTCATCGGTGCAGCGGTCCAGAACAGCCGGGGCGAAACGCTCTATCGGCGGACCACTGGAGGCGTCGCGATCGTCCCGGTCAATGGGAGCCTCACGAACCGTGGGAGCTGGGTGGGCGCCAGCTCCGGCATGGTCGGTTACGAAGGTCTAACGCATCAGGTTCGAGCAGCAGCCGGCGACCATCAGGTCCGCGCGATTCTTCTCGATATCAATTCCCCCGGTGGGACCGTCGCGGGGGCCTTCGAAGCAGCCGCAGCGATCCGCGAGATCGATCGCACGCAGAAGCCGGTCTTCTCGATCGCGAACAGCATGACTGCATCCGCAGCCTATTTGCTCGCCTCCGCAACCCGCCGAATTTTCGCACCCGAAACCGCCATCGTCGGATCGATCGGCGTGATCGTCAGCCTCTTCGATCAGTCCAAGCGGCTTGAGAACGAGGGTATCCGACCGGTCATCATCCGATCGGTCGAGGACAAGGCTCGTCCTTCGGGCGTGGAGCCCATCACGTCGGATCAGATCGCGCGGCTTCAGGCTGACGTTGACCGTCTGCACGAGTTGTTCGGCTCCACCGTCACCCGAAATCGTCCGAAAGTATCGTCCCAAGTCATCGCTGACCTCAAGGGTCGCACGTTGCTTGGTGATGAGGCGCTGAAGATTGGGCTAATCGATCAGCTCGCAGGTTTCGAGGCAACCGTTCGAGCAATCGAAGGGCTTTCACTAAATAAGTTTGAATCACGAAAGGGTCTTCTGATGACTGAATTCCATGATGAGACTCCCGCGTCGGCTCGCGCCTCTGAGCGCCAGCGCATCGCAGGGATTTTCAAGCACGAGGGCGCCGCTGCGTTTCCCTCGCTCGCCAGCATGATGATCGATGGCGATTTCTCCGCAGAACTCGCGGGCAAGATTTTCGAGGCTGCTTCGGCTGATGCTGAGGCGACCGCTCAGGCTCGCGCTGACGCTGCTGCTGAGGCTGCTCGCGCTGACGCTGCTGCTGAGATCGAGGCGCTGAAGCAGGATCAGGCGACCAAGGCTGCGGCTGTCGCGGCGCTCGCGCAGCACGATCCGCGCCTGTCGGATGAAGATGTGGCGGACGCTCCGAAAGCCACGATTGCTGATTTCATGAAGAACAAGTTCAGAAAGGACTAATTCTATGACCGCTTACACCATGCCTCGCGTCTCTTCTGACGTTGTTCGCGCCACGGTTGATCAGATTTCGATCGACACCGTGACGATTTCGTCCGGGCAGGGCACGCTTTCCGCTGGCACCGTGATGGAGTTCGACTCCGTCGCTGGCGAATGGATCATTGCAGCCGCTTCGATCACGACCGAAGTTCTTGGCGTCCTCGCGACCAACGTCGTCGCGACCGCTGACACTAAGGCTCTGATGGTCGTTCGGACCGCAGCTGTCTCCGCTAACGCGCTCATTTTTGACGCAACTTTCGACACTCAGGCGAAGAAGGACGCAGCGATCGCTCGTCTCGCGTCGCTCGGCGTCGTGGCTCGCTAAGATATTGAAAGGACATATATTTCAATGATTACTCTTCCCACCAATATCTTTGGCGCCGCTGAGCTGACTGATGCGGTCAGCGCTGTCCCGCGTTCGCCCACGCTTCTGGGCGATCTGGGTCTCTTTGATCGCACGTATCTTCGTTCGATGAACGTCGGCATCGATGAGAAGTCTGGCAACCTGAACCTGATCCCGTCCGCGATCCGTGGTGGCCCGGCTGCGCAGAACAAGCATAGCTCGCGTGCTACTCGCTTACTCGAAACCCCGTGGTTTCCGCTCGCGGATACCATTCTCGCGGCTGATTTCGACGGTCAGCGCGGCTTTGGCAGCGAGGACTTCGCGAACGTTCAGGATGAACTTTCGGACCGTCTCGTGGGGCTGAGTCGGCGCCATCAGAACATGCAGGAATACCTTCGGTGGACCGCTCTGAACGGTACTGTGAAGGACGGCGCTGGTAACACGATGCTCGACATCTTCAGCGAGTTCAGCATCAGCCGCACCACGTTCGATTTCGACTTTGGCACGACCAAGACCCGCAACGCGGTTCGCAATGTCTGGCGCAACTTCGAAGCGAACGCGAACGGCGCGACCATCACGGGCGTGCTCGTGCTCGCATCGAACGGCTTCTGGGATGCGATGATGCAGCAGGACGAGATCGCGACGGCTTACACCAACGCGACCACGGTCGCGAACCCGCTGCGCGATGACACTCGCGGTGACTTCACATTCGCTGGGGCTCGGTTCATCAACGTCTCGCACTCGTACTCGTACGAGGCGCCGGATGGGACCGTCACGAGCTACAGCGCGATCCCGACGAACGAGGCGATTGTTCTGCCGATGTCGCCGGCTGGGTCGTCGATCTTCAAGCACTATTTCTCGCCGGCTCCGTTCGTGGGCACGGTCGGTAAGCGTGCGGAAGAGATTTACGTCAGCACTAAGCCGCTCGACCACGATCAGGGTGTCGAAATCCTCACGGGTTCGGCTTCGTTGCCGCTCTGCCTGCGTCCGAAGCTGCTCGCCAAGGCGACCATCACCTGATGCGAGTCCGGTTCGTGAAGCAACACAGGATCGAGGTCGATAATCAGACCTCGATCATCTATCCTGAGGGTCTGATCACGTCGGACCTTTCGGACGAGATCGCTGAGGAAGCGATCGCGCAGGGTGCAGCGGTCAATCTGGACGCAGCCGCGAAGGCCACCACTGCGGAGCCTGAGCCGGTTGAGAAGAAGCCGGCGACGAAATCGAAAAAATGAAACGAGAGGCCCGGAGCGATCCGGGCCTTTCGCTTTGCATGGCTCCACTAAATAGAGCCATGGATCACGGCTCACTCTTTCACAAATACAGACGGCTCATGACGGTCGAGACCGATCGCCTGCTAGGCGAGTCGTTTTCGCTGATCGCCATGGTCCAGCGTCCGAACGTCAAGCGGGCGCCGGACCCGTCACGACCGACCACGCAGGTCCGGGGTCACTTCGCGGAGCCCGATCTTGCGATCTCGCGGTCCCGCTTCACCGGTTTCGACGGGATGTTTGATCGATCGACGACCAAGCCCACCGCTCGGATCGAGCGTGCCAATCTCCCGTGGGAAATTCGTCGTGGGGACATCATCGTTCGTGAGCTGACGGGCGAACGCTACATCGTCGAAACCATCACCGCGAATGGGCAGGGGCGCATCACCTTCGCGCTGGAGGCTGAGCGATGATTGGCGCCACCGCTCTACGCCTCGCGACGATCGCGGCGCTCACCAACGGGGGTCATAACCCTCTGCCAACCCTTGCGGGCGATCTCATCTTCGATAGCCGGTTGGACCCGTTCAGCGATCTCACGAAAGAGGACCGCTTGGCGACCGTGATCGTCAGCACGGGTGAAATCAGCGGCGACGCGTCCGGTCCGTCGCGGGGATGGCCCTTCGATGTCAGCGTGGACTTAGAGATCGAGCTAGCCGTCTCTAGCTTCATCGAACAAGACGGGTCGATCACCGCGCAGACGGTCGAATCCGACCCCATAATGGACGCCTCGCTAGACCGCTTGCAGGCTCAGGTCCGTAATTGCCTGCATGGGCACGGACAATGGGCTCAGCTGTGGCAGTCGCAAGCTAGAGCCACGGCTAGCTTCAATAGCATTCGCTTCGCGACCGAAGCGGGGCGCGCGAAGACCGCCAACCGGCTGCTCAAGATCACGACGAAAATCTGCGAGGACCCACCGGGCTCCGCGACGATCACGCACGAGGGGACGGACTATGTGGTCCCTCAGCCCTTGGCGACCGTGGCGCAAGCGATCCTCACGAACGGTGAGCCTGAATCGGCTGTCTATCAGTACGCGCTTGAGCTGATCGCAGCCTCCAGCGCGATCCCGTCGATCACGCTTCCGACCGTGTCGAGCTGGCGGGTCCGATATCAGGTCGATGCGATCGATCTGGTCGATCCGAACCTCGCGCCCGATGGGGTCGGTCCGGACGGTCACGTGGAGCTTGAGTTTGAATCATCTCATGTGAGCGAAGAATAAGCGATCGGCACTAAATACACTCATGAGCATGATCTACATCATCCCCACGATCGACACGATCGTTTTGAACCCGGAGCAAAAATTCCGACCCGTACCACTTGGCGGTGAATGGGCGGTGTACTCCGAATACTGGGCTCGCCGGGCACGTGCTGGCGAGATCACCATTCATCAGTCGCCCCCGGTCCAGCGCACCAATGCGCCCAAGACCAAGGCGAAGAAGACCGTTTCAACGTCCATTTTTGAGGAGTTCGATCAGTGAGCATTTCCTTCAACCAAATTCCGGGCAACCTCAAGGTTCCTCTGTTTTACGCTGAGATCGGTCCCTCGGACACGTCCTATACTGACGATGTCAGGCTGCTCGTGATCGGCAACAAGACCGCAGATGGCTCCGCTACGTTGAATCAGCCGGTCATCACGAGTGGGTCCAATCTTGATGCGCTTTTCGGTCCCGGCTCGAACCTGTCTGAGATGGTTTCGGTCGCGCGCAAGAACGCTCCGTTCTCAGAGATTTGGGCTCTCCCGGTCGCTGAGCCGACTGGCGTCGCCTGCGTCGGTACGATCACGGTGGAAGAGGTCGCCACGGCTCCCTCGACTCTGACGTTCTATGTGAACGGCTACCGCGTCGATCTCGTCGTGAACCCCGCGCAGACCAAGCCGCAGATCGCGACCGCTATCGCGGCTGAGATCACCGCCGATCCGTCGCTGCCGGTGATCGCTGCGGTCGGTGGCGTTGGCGAAGAGGACACTGTTGTTCTCACCGCGAAGCTGAAGGGCACCGCGAACACCATCATTTTCAATGCGAAGCTGTACGATGATGAGTCCGACGTTTCGAGCACCATGTTGAGCTACCTCCAGACGACCGCCGCGACCGGTGAGATCGATATGTCGGCGGCGCTCGCCTATCTTGGCGACGAAGAGTACGAGACCATCACCGCACCCGTCGTCACCTCCACGGGTCTGGACGCTGTAAAGAGCTTCCTCGCGAGCCGTTGGCACCCGATGGAAATGCTCTATGGGCACTTCGTCACCGCGAAGGATGCGAACCTAGCCGCTCAGATCACGACCGGGCGCAATGACCCGCACACGTCGATCGTGGCGGTCCAGTCGGCTCCGCAGTCGGCTTACATCTGGGCTGCTGCCATGGCTGCGAAGGCTAACCTGCACCTCACGTCTACCGTTGGGGCTGAGGCTAGCCGTCCGCTGCACACGCTCCCGCTTGAGGGTGTGATCGCGCCTCGCGTGATCGCTGATCGCTGGAGCACGACTGAGCGTCAGTCGCTGTACGTCGCCGGCATGTCCGGATGGAAGGCTGATCGGTCTGGCGTTGTCCGGATCGACCGTGTCAGGACGACCCGCACGCGCAACGATGCTGGTCTGCTCGACGAGTCGTGGAGCGATATCAACACGATGTACCAGAACATGATCTTCGCCCGTCGCATGCGTGCGGCAGTCGTCGCGGACCATGGGCGCAAGGCATTGGCAGATGACAATCCGTTCGCGATTCAGGGTATCGCGACCCCGCGCGACATTCGGAACACCATTGTGAGCGCGTATCTCCAGCTGGTCCAAGAGGGCTTGGTCGAGAACATTCAGGGCTTTGAATCCGCTCTCATTGTGGAGCGCGAGCCCACCGATGCGACCCGCGTCAATGCTTACCTGCCGGCTGACTTCGTCAACCAGCTGAACGTTGTCGCGACCCGGATCGTCTCGTTCCTCCAGCTGCCTAACTAATTTTCGAAAGGAACATCATTATGAGCGATCCTAATTGCTGCTATTCGAGCGGGTCCCGCGTCACCTTCAGTATGAATGGTGAGCGCTACAGCCTGCGCGGAGCCGTCACGATCAACCCGGCGAACGCCACGAAGGAGTCCGGTGCAAATAGCGACGGGTCCCTTTATGTGACTGTCGCGGCTGCTGTCCCCTCGGCTGAAGCTACCCTGAGCAACAGTTGCGGACTTAACGTCAGCGAGCTTCTGAAGTGCTCCGGGGGGATCAACGTCGTCGTTGATTTCATCGACACGAAGCAGCAGTTTTACTTCACGAACGCTGTCATCGTCGGAACTCCGCAGTTGAACTCGGAGTCGGGTGAGATTTCGGGTCTCCGCTGGACGAGCCCGAACTTCAGACAGATCAGCTACTGATCAGGTCAGAACGCTACGAACACCATGAGGCCCGGAGCGATCCGGGCCTTTTTGCATGTCTGAGCGATGGATCGTCAGTAAATAGATCAGAGCAAGAGGTCGAGCATCGCGTCCGCAACCCTTCGCGAATTTCAACATTCGAAAAGGAAAAGCGATGTCCAGCAATAAGCCCACGGCTAAGCCCGCCGAAGAGATCAATGATAACGTACTGACGCTCGCCAAGCCGATCATGACGATCGACGGGGAGGTCCGTCAGCTGAAGTTCCGCGAGGCCACGGGAGCCGACTATCTCCAGCTTGGGTCGCCTGTGACGTACGAATTCGACGCGGACGGTAACGCCAAGCCGAACGTCAATGAGAAGGTTGCGCTCAAGTACGTGACGCTTCTGACTGGCATTGACGAGACCGGCATGAAGCAAATGCGCCCGAAGGACCTGATGCTCGCGGGGCAGATGGCGGTCGCGGTCGTGATGTCCGACGACCCTTCTTGATCGACGGCGCGGTAAATACATTGCTGTTCGAGCGCATCCTATCCCTCACGGAGCTGAGGACGCTCACGATCAGCGAGATCATCTCGATCTATTACCGCGCCGCGAGGTATTGGAAGGCTAAGAATAGCGCATGAGTTTGCAGGCAGCAGTTACTATTCGCGCGCATGACCGGGCGTCCCACGTGTTCCATCGCGTGGGTCGGTCGATGCAGGGCCTCATGGCGTCAGCTCGTGGCCTAGCTGCGATCGCGCTGCCGATCGGCGGGATCAGCTCATTTACGCAGGGTATCCGCCAAGCGATCGACGTTTCGAAGCAGTTCGAGACGACCCTTTTGGACATCGCGCAGAAGGCGGACATGAACGACCAGCGCATGGCTCAGCTGGGTCGGCGCATCCGCGATCTCGCGCCTCGCATCAATAGCGATGCGCAGAGCGTGGGTAAGTCCATGGACTACCTGCTAGGCGCCGGTCTGGACGCGGCGACCGCTGAACGCGTGCTCGAACCGATCGGGCGCACGGCACAAGCCTATATGGCTGACATCACTGACGTTTCGAAAGCGACTTACAGCATGATCGACGCGCTCGCGGTGCCCGCCGAAAGGGTGCAGCGCGCGCTCGATATCATGTCGCAGGCGGGCAAAGAGGGTAACTTTGAACTTAGCGATATGGCGAAGCACTTGCCCGCGATCGCGGCTCAGGCTCGCGCCCTTGGGATGACCGGTGAGACCGCTGTTTCGCGCATCACTTCAGCGCTCCAGATCATGCGGAAGGGGACCGGCGACGCCAGCTCAGCCGCGACCAATATGGAGAACGTCCTTCAGAAAATAATTTCTCCGGAGGTCACCGAAAAATTCAAAAAGCTCGGAATCGACATCCGCGCGGAGCTGAAGAAGGTTCAGGACGCGGGCGGCGATATCTTCGAAATGCTCGTGGCTCAGACGCAAAAAGCGCTGAAGGGCGACCTCAGCAAGCTTGGCGATATCTTTGGCGACGCGCAGGTCCAGCAAGGTGTCCGTGCGCTTATCCAAAACATCGACGAATATCGTCGCATCCGTCAGGCCACGGCTCGCGCGGATGGGGTCGTTCAACAGGACTTTGAGCGACGCGTCCGGACCTTTGAGGCCCGATGGACCCGGCTGAAGGCCAGCCTGCAAGAGTTAGGTCTTCGGGTCGGTGAGCACATCATGCCATTCGTCACGAAAGTGGTGGACGGGATCACGAGCGTCATCGACCGGATCAGCAACTCAGCGGCGCTCCAGCGCGTCGGTGAGCTGTTCAAGTCGATCACGGACTCCTTAGGGTCGTTCGAGGCAACCGTCATCACGGCTGGCGCTGCGGTCCTTGGACTCGTGGCTGCATTTGCAGCTCTTAAGGGGGCAGTGGGTTTCTTGCTTGGCGGGGCAGGGCTCGCAGCCGCAGCCGGTGGAGCGACGAAGTTCGGCGCTGAGATCGCAACCGCGACCGCCGCAGCTAGCCGCTTCGCAGGCGTTCTCAGATTGTTTGGCTATGGCGGTGCAGCCGCAGTTGGTGCTTACGCCTTGGCGGACATCTGGAGCACTCTTTCGAACCGGCTCAGGTCGGATCAGTCGATCTGGGACGGGGCGATCGAGAGGGCGAAGGCTCTTGGCTTCGTGCTTGGCGAGAATGGCGCCTACGGGCCTCCGCAGCGGGACGCGCAGGGGCGCCCGGTCGGCGCGAACCACGCGCAGGAAGAGGCTGCTCGAAAGCTCGTGGAACGCCAGCAAGCGGAGGTCCGCGAGATGGTCTCCCGGCTCCAGCGTGACGTTGGAACCGGCTCGATCTGGGATGCGGTGGGCTTGGGCGGACGCCTTGCGGGCATGTTCAACCCACGAACCCGGCTGGACGTGCAGCGTCAGCTCGCCTCTGCGCTGTCCTCCAGTCAGAACGGGGACCTTCAGGGCACGCTCGATCAGGTCACGCAGCTGCAAGCCAAAATGAACGACCTGATGAATGCCAATCCCGGCAACTCAGCCCTTCGGGACTACTTGATCGATCTCGGCAAGGTCCGGGACATGCTCGTTCAGATGCCGGGCCTGAGAAATCGGGCGTTCGAGCAAAGCGCGGACGCGGCAAGTGACGCGATCCGCAATCAGTTCGATCCGCGCACGATCTGGAATCCATTCGAGAACTCAGCGCAGACGATGGACCAGTTCAAAAAGGCTCAGCAGAATGGCGGTCGCGCGACCGATCGCGCGCTCGCGGCTCGTGGTCTCGTGGACCCCCGGATCGCAGCGGTCGATCCCTCATCGACCGCCTACAAGAACCTACAGGAGACCCTTCGGCGCGGAGTCGTGGACGGTCTGACGGGCGCAAATTCGATGATGCGCAGGACCCCCACGCCGGGCGCCGATCCGCGCCAGCCGTGGAACCGGTTCGGACCCACGGCGGCGCCACTCGCGCCAGCGGAGGAAGGCCCCATGCCTAGCGCACCGCTTGGTGTGACGCCGGACGCCTCGAACGCGTGGCGCTTCCGCGCGACCTCCGCGCAGGGGGAGCCCGCAAAGGCTGAGGTGACGACGCAGCACAACATGTCAGGCACGATCAACGTCCGCGTACAGCACGATCCCGCATTCCTCCGCGCGGAGGTGCAACGTCAGATTCAGCATGCGATCGCGGACAACCGGGGCGGGACCGGCTCGCAGACTTATGGGGGCGCGACCGTCAGTGGCGGCGGTGGGACTGGAGGCGTGCAATGAACTGTCGTGATTGGACCCAGACGCTGAGGCTCGCGTCCTATAAAGGGCAACAGTTCTATGTCGATTCCTATGATCATGAGGGTGGTGGGCGACTTGTGACGCATGAGTTCGCGAACCGGGACGAGTCCATCACGGAACACCTTGGCGCGAAGACCCCGAAGTTCAGCGTGAAGGGCTATTTCGCGGGCGATATGGCGGATTTTCTCACCTCAGCCTTCTATCAGGCGTGCCAGCAATCGACCTCAGGAACCCTGACGCTCCCGATCAGCGATCCCGTCTTGGTCTTCTGCGAAGAGGTTAGCTACAGCTTCAGCAAAGACCGGATGGGTTATGTCGAGCTGAGCCTTAAGTTCGTTCAGGACTTTAATTCAGCCTTCGGAATCGGCTTACCGCTTCTGACCAGCTCTTACGTCCCATTCATCCCGGTTCAGGTTCAGGCGCTCGCCAATCAGCTCCGCACGATCGGTGGGGTCGTTCAACTCGCGACGACCTTGGCGCTCCAGCGGTTCGCAGCTGTGCCCGGAGCCATGAGGACGAGCACCGCCACGGTCGCATCCGTCACGACCTTTGCAGCCGTCATGCAACGCACCGTCGATCGCGTCACGATCGCCACGGATAACGCGTCAGTCGATCCGGTCCTCGCGCCTCGCGGGCAGGCTGCGCTCGACCTCTCGACCGCGATCGGCGCACTGGTCCGGTCGGGTGACGATGGGGTTACGCGTGCGGCTGAACCGTTGACGAGCGCCGCTGTCTCGGATGGGACCGGGCTCGTGGATCGCGCCTTCTTCATCGCCGGGACGATCGCGGATCACGCTGCGTCTTCCGATGACGCGTACCGTGAATTCCTCATGGCTTTCGACGATCTCGCGCACGTTTCGCCCCCATGGCTGGCGCTGACGGATGCGGAGGTCGATGCACTTCCATCGTTCGAGAAGGCTCGAATTCAGACCCGCCGCGCACCCTCAGCGCTGCGCGAGGATCGGACCCTTCGTCAGTTCTCCAGCGTCTTCCGAACGGCTGTTCTGACGGCTGCGGCGATCGCGGTCGCGGACATGCAGCTCGATACGCGACGCGATGGGATCAGGGTCCGCGCGGACATGGCGGAGCGGTTCGATGAACTGCTCGCGGAGGTCGATGACCCGGATCACGCGGAGGCTATCCGCGAGGTTCAGGGGCTCGTCAGCGACTACGTCAGCCAAAGGAACATCAGCCTCGCGCCCATCGGGACGATCGAGGCTCAGGAGTCCCTTCCGGTCCTGCATTGGGCTTATCAGCTGTACGAGAACCCCAATCGTGCCCGCGAGCTGGTCGCGCTCAATACGATCCAAGCACCGGACCGCATGCCTACGCGCTTTGAAGCCCGCAAACTCTAAATAGACGCAGCGAAAGAGCCGCAGAGCCTTCCCGCTGAAGCGAAAAGGTTCTGTTGAATGCCGAAAGTTCAAGAAAATGTCCGGCTCATCGTCGGCGGGAAGACGTTCCGGGATTGGAAATCGGTCGAGGTGACCGCCTCCAGCACTGAGTCTGCGCGCTCGTTCACTTTGGATGTGGCGGAGGGCGCGATCGGACTCATGAATGCCGAATGGGTCTGCAAGCCCGGCACAGAATGCGAGATTTATGCGGGCTCCGATCTGCTGCTGAAGGGCGTTATCGACGACTATGAGCCGTCGTTCTCTGGCACCACGCACAAGATCAAGGTCGCCGGTCGCTCAAAGTCAGCGCACACGGTGGACTCCAGCGCCAATCACCGCACCGGTCGGTTCGAGAACAAGACGATCGATCAGATCGCGAATGAGCTTGGTCAGCAAGTGGGGGTCCGCTACCGGCTCACGGAACAAGCGGGACGGATCAGCCATTTCCAGCTCCGTCCGGGCGAGACCATCCACAACGCGGTCGAGCGTCTGACGCGAGACAATCAGCTGATGCTTACGGGCATGCCGGACGGGTCGGTCGAGATCGGTCGCGCACGCGACGACGTGATGGGTCAGCTCGTCCAAGGCGTGAACATCTTGGAGGGCAAATCGAAGCTCTCAGCTAAGAAGCGCGCGCGCACCACGACCGTCCGGGGTCAGAACGCGAATTCCACGACCGGGCGTCAGCAGCGGCAAGAGGCCACCGTCACCGATCCCACATTCACCGGCAACGCGGGACGCACGATCATCATCGTGAACGAGCGCGACGCCACGGATGAGCAGCTGAGGCGCCGGGCACGGTGGGACGCCAGCCGAAGGGCAGGCGAGGGCACGACTTCGCAGATCACGGTCGTCGGATGGCGCAACGATAAAGGCCAACTCTGGGAGCCAAAGAAACAAGTCTATGTGAAGTCGAGCTTCCTGAAGATCGATCAGAACATGGCGATCAAGAGCGTCACGTACACGCAGTCAGCGGACGGCGGCACGACCTGTGCGCTGGAGCTGGTCGATCCGGCTGCGCTTGGTGGGAAGAAGAAGGGGCGAAGCAGCTCCGATGCGGCTCATTCGACGCCAGCCGCAACGTCATCCACGCCAGCGGCGCCCGCTCCAGCGGCGCCAGCTGGTGAGACCCCCATGGGCACGCCGGGGGTGTACTGACATGAGCGATTTTGGGAACAGCATTATCAGCAGAGGCGAGATCGTCAGCGTCGCGGACGATCAGGGTCTCCAGCGCGCGACCGTGGACGGCTTCGCGGGTGAGCGCATTGGTGGGCAACAGCAGCAGCCGCAGCGTATCCAGTCCTTCGGTCTATCGAGCGTCCCCCCGGTGGGGTCCGTGGGTCTGATCTTCTCGCCTCACGGCAACCGCGATCAGTCCTTTTTGCTTGGCTATGAGCACCCTCAGCACCGTCCGCGAAACATGCAGCCGGGTTCCGTGGCGCTTTATGACGCGTCGGGTGGGGTCATCTCGATCGTCCAGAAGAACATCCGCATGGTCGCCGGCTCGATCTCGATCGAGTGCACCTCATTCAACGTCCAGAGCAGCGGCGCCGCGACGATCAAGGCGAGCAACATCCTGATGGACGGTCAGACCGCGCTAGGCGGTGAGGGCGGACAGCCGGTTGAGGTCGGTGGAGGCTCCAGCACAGCCGGAAAGGTAACCGCAGTATGACGTTCAGATTCCGATCAGAGGAAGAATTCCAGCCTGAGCCGTACCTGCATTGGGGCACGTTCGCGGAGGTCGATGACCTCGAACAGCAGTGGGACTGGCGAATGGATGGCGGTCAGCTCGATAGCTCTCAATCAGAGCTGTACACGGCGGTCCTGTTGAGCCTGTTCACGGACGCGCGGGCGCCCGCTGATCTCCAGCTCGATCAGCTCACGGGTGGGGCGGACCGTCGCGGATGGTTCGGGAACGTCGTGGACATCCGGACAGATGAGGGTGAGGTCGAGCTTGGGTCGCTCTTGTGGACCCTCAGGCGCTCACCTCTCACGGAAGAAGTCAGGCGCCGGCACGAGGACTACGCGCGTCAGTCGCTCGAACACCTTTTGAAGAATGAGGTCGTCGCGCGGATGGAAGTGGTCGCGACGATCCGCGAACAGCGCGACGGGATCGACCTCGATATCCGGCTCTACTCGCAGGATGGCTCAAAGGCGTTCGATCAGAAATTTGGATACGCGTGGAAGCGCACGCTCGATTAATGGAGGTATAGATGTATGGGTTTTCGTATTCCCTCTTTGAATGATGTGGTTCGTGATGCCCGCAATGCGTTCAAAACGCAGATGCCGGGCTCAAATGCGCAGCTGAATCCATCGAACGTCATGGTCTCCGCGAAGGTTTTGGGCGGGGCGATCTGGCAGAACCTTTTGAAGATCGACTATGTCGCGAAGCAGATTTTCGTTTCGACGGCGGACACGCCTTACCTCGAAAAACACGCGGAGCAGTTCGGGATCACCCGTCTTGGCGCGCGCAAGGCCCATGGCGTGGTCGAGCTGACGGGGGTCGATCCCGGCACGACCTTCGCGGTGGGACAGCAGCTTGAGCGTGAGGATGGCGTCACCTTCGTCGTGACGAAAGAGGTCACCGCGCTCGCGTCATCCCAGATCATCGCGCTGGAGCTTCAGGCTCTCATCGCCGGGTCCAGCTCGAACACGATGCCGGGTGAGTTGTTGAGCTTCAGCCCGCCGCTCGCGGGCGCACCCGCTACGGCTGAAGTCGTGGGTGGGATCGGTGGCGGCTCAGAGGAAGAGACCGACGATCAGCTTAGGGCTCGTGTGCTCGACTATATGCGTTTGCCCCCGCACGGCGGCGCCCGTCACGATTATGAGCGTTGGATCAAAGACGCCTTGCCCGCGACGACCTCCAGCTGGGTCATCCCGCACGGCGCGGGGGTCGGAACCGTGCTGCTCTGCGTCCGGGTCGATGACCGTGCGGCGACCGGTGCGGAGCTGGTCCAGCTGCAAGAGTACATCGATGAGGTCAGTCCTGTCACCGCCATCGTCACGTGCATGACGCCGGTCGAGCGCCCGGTGAACATCACGATCAAAGGGCTCGCGCAGAACACTCCGACCGTGAAATCTACGATCGAGCTGGAGCTGCGTGAGGTCTTCAGGACGAAGGCGCTGATGGGGACCGTGGGGGACCCCGCGAAGTTCTACCTCGCGTGGATTTACGAAGCGATCTCAATCGCCTCGGGGGAACGGTATCACTCGATCGTCACGCCACCGTCAGACCTTTCGATCGCCTTCGGTGAGGTCCCGGTCCTTGGCTCGATCTCATACACGGATTGAGGTGGCGCGATGGCTCGAAACTCTTCAAAACGACGGCTTCACGACCAGCCTTGCGCGGATCGCACCGCAATCTTTCCCGGAATCCGTGGGCTGCTCCCGGTGGGTCTCGTCTGGGATGCGATCGACCGCGTCGGCTCGACCATGTGGGCCTACTTCTTCGCCTTTGCGATTTCGATGGAACTCTTGGAAGAGCGGCTTTGCCAGCTCAGCCAAGAAATCTATTGCCGCGAAGCTATCGAAACGACGGACCTGTGGAACCTCGACTATGGGGTCCCGGACGATTGTATTGGCTTGCTCGCCTGCGAAAAGAAGGTCTGGAAAGGCGGAGCTACCTGCGACTATTTCAGCTCGATCCTGAACGCGCACGGCTGGCACGTCAGCGACTGCGTCTCTCTTGATAATCGCGATGTGGCTTTCGCCGGCTGCGCTTATGCCGGGTGCGCCTATACCGGTCCGCGCCACGAGGTCTTTGAAGCCGGCTCGAACCTTGGCGAGGGCGCGCTTGCCGATAATGACTTCTACCGCGTCGGCGGTCTGCATCGCGAGTACATCGGGGATGAATGGGTGATCCTCCCATACGTCGGGAAGGCGTTCACGTGGGTCCTCACGATCGATCTCTCGCAGTCCGCGAGCTGGACCGAAATCATCGAGTCCAATCCTCCGTCCGCCGCTGGGTGCGCCTATGCCGGCTGTGCCTATGCGTGCTCGCCAAATCCCGATCAGGTCATTTGCTTGATTGAGAAGCTGAAGCCCGCGCATACGAAGGCTATCGTGAAGTTCATCAACCCGTAAACCGGTCCGACCGGGCGCACGTCGGTAAATAGAGCGATACGAAAGGTCCCTCTATTCTATGCCGACTGATAATGACGCGATCTTTAGCGCCACGGGTGCGAACGCAGTTACTTCACTACCGGATTCGACCGACGAGTCGGACTACGCTGTCGGTGAAGTCCGGTGGTTTCGCGACACGACCCATCACGACCCTGATCTTCCCCCCGATGGGACTGAGCTTCAGGCGTCAACGCTCAACGCAATCACCGGGAATCTGCGCGGGATCGTGAATTATGCCGTGACGATCGGGACCCCGATCGAGCGTCGCAATTCCAATATGGACATGCTCACCGATGCGGTCCGTGGGATCGTCCAGACCGAAGCTCTTGAGCAGCTGTCCGGCGACGCGGGGATCACGGTCGATGCCGGGCTCGTCCGCATTGGCTGGCACACGATGGACACTCTCACGTCCGTCTCACCGGTCACCTCACGGCTGCTCGTGCACAATGGGTCCGACCCGGTCCAGATCAGCCCTTACAATCTCGTCAGTCAGATAATTCAGTCCGGCTATGGGGTCAGTCTGACGAAGAATCCCGCGAATGGGACGATCTCGATCAATGCGAATATTTCGTCCTTCGTCCCGGCTAACAGGCGGGTCAACACGTCAGGTCTCGCGACCGGTGGGGGCGACCTGTCGGTAGATCGGACCGTCACGGTACCGGCTGCAACCGCACCGGACATGGACGTAGGCGTAGGCTCCACTCAGGCTGTGACGCCAGCCATGACGCGGTACGCGCTCGACCAGCGCGTGGGACCTCTGGAGACCCGCACGACCGCGCTGGAGGGTCAGTTCAGCACGCTTGACGCGTCCGATGTGGACTTCATCCCTTCGGGCTCGATCGCGGCGACCGATGTTCAGGGCGCGGTCGAAGAGCTGGACGCGGAGAAGCTTTCGACCTCGCACGAGGGGTCCGGGGGAGCTGCGCACGCAGCCGCGACCACGAGCGTCGCCGGCTTCATGAGCGCCGCTGACAAGACGAAGCTTGATGGGGTCGCCACGGGCGCAACCGCGTTCAGCTCCGCTTACATCGGCACGACTTCGCTCGCCTTCAATCGCGCCTCTGGCGCTCAGACGCTCGCAGGCGTCTCGATCGATGGGAACGCGGCGACCGCCACCACGGCGACGACCGCAAGCACCCTCGCGACCGCGCGAAACATTGCAGGCGTGAGCTTCAACGGCTCAGCTGACATTGCGATCCCCTTTGCGAACCTCAGCTCTAAGCCGACGACCCTCATTGGCTATGGCATCACGGACGCCATGCCGCTTGCGGGCGGGACGTTCACCGGACCTGTGACGCTCGCAGGCCCGCCATCTGCCGATCTGCACGCGGCGACGAAGAAGTACGTCGATGACCTTGTGGCGGGTGGGGTGGTCCCGGCTTCCTCGATCAGCTTCTCGCCAGCTGGCAACGTCAGCTCGACCAACATGCAGGCTGCGATCGAAGAGCTGGACAGCGAGAAGCTAGCCACCTCGCACGCCGGTACCGGTGGAACTGCGCACGCAGCCGCGACCACTTCGGTCGCCGGCTTCATGAGCGCTGCTGACAAGACCAAATTGGACGGAGTCGCCACGGGCGCAACCGCCTTCAGCTCCGCCTTCATCGGCACGACTTCGCTCGCCTTCAATCGGGCCTCGGGCGCTCAGACCCTCAGCGGCGTCTCGATCGACGGCAATGCAGCGACCGCGACCACTCTTGCGACCGCGCGGACGATCGCGGGCGTCTCGTTCAACGGCTCCGCGAACATCGCGATCCCCTTTGCGAACTTGTCGAGCCTACCCACGACCCTCGCGGGCTATGGGATCACCAATGCCATGCCGCTCAGCGGCGGGACGTTCACGGGGCTCGTGACGCTCTCGGCGGACCCGACGAGCGCGCTCCATGCGGCGACGAAGCAGTACGTCGATGCGGCGGCGGGTGGCGCGAACGACTACCAGTTGTTCACCTCTTCGGGCACGTGGACGAAGCCGGCGGGCCTGACGGGCAACGAAATCGTCATGGTCGAGCTTTGGGGCGGCGGTGGCGGCGGGCGCCAGAATGGGACCGATTGGAACGCGAGCGGTGGCGGTGGCGGTGAGTACCGCATGTTCTGCTTTCGCGCGGCGGAACTCAGCGCGACCGAAAGCGTCACGGTGGGCGCCGGAGGCACTGCGGGCGCGTCCGGGACCGCAGGTGGGTTCTCCAGCTTCAATGGGATCGTCGCGGCGGGCGGTAACGGAGGTGGTAGTGCGGGCACGGTCTCGCAGCGCGGCTGGGGCGGGTTCACACCGGGCGGCGCGGCGTATTACGCGGCGGATGTGAGCAGCCCCTACACGACTCCCGGTTATGTCACCACGCTCGCGGGCAACACGACGTTGTCCGCATCCGCATTCGGTCTCCACACGATCGCGGCGGGCGGTGAAGCCGGTGGCGCTGGCGGATGGGACGACGGGGCCACCGGGAATTATACCCCGATCGGCGCGATCAACGCGGGCGGCGGTGGCGGTATCGCGGCGACATTCGGGCGCACCGGGGGGACTTCCGTTCGTGGGGGCGCCGGGGGCACGAGCACCGGCACGACCGGGGCGGCGGGAACGGCTCCCGCTGGTGGTGGGGCAGGCGGGACGAGCACGGCGGGTAACGGAGCACGCGGTGAGGTCCGCGTAACTGTATTGAGGTGACGAGATGAGGTACGCAATTATTCGAGACGGAACGGTCGAAAACACCGTGGAGCTGGACGAGGGCGCAACGTGGTCTCCACCGGATGGCGCGACGCTCGTCCCGTCCGATACGGCTGGACCCGGCTGGACCTATTCCGAAGGGGTCTTCACGGCTCCAGCGGACCCGTCGCCTGATCTCTTGAGCTACGCGTCCGACAAGCGGTGGAAGGTCGAAACCGGTGGGATCACGGTCGGCGGGGTCCCGATCCATACGGATGATCGTTCGAAGCTCATGCTGATGGGCGCGAGGCTTGAGGCTCAGGCGGACCCGCTGTTGATTAAGTCGTGGGTCGCATCGGACGGGTCGATCTATCCGCTCTCAGCTGAGCAAATCATCGCGCTATCGGATGCGGTCGCGCAACACGTGACGGACTGCTTCGAACGCTTCGCGCAGGTCAAAACCGCGATCGATGCGGACCAGATCAGCACGACCGCTGAAGTCGATGCTGCGTTCTCTGATGTATCTGCACCGTGGACGCCTTGATTTGACCCGGTGAAATGCTCCGCCTGACTAAATAGAGGCGGAGGTATCACGTATGGCAAATCTATTTTCTCCGCAGGGTCCGGGCGCTTCTCTTTCGCGACCGACCGGCGACACAGTAATTCATGATGGTGCGGACACGTGGTTTAAGCCGTGTATTCCGGGCACCGACAATGGGACCTTGATCACCGCATCTTGGCTCAACGAAATTACAGGCAACCTCAGGTATCTCGTCACGACGGCGGGCGCGAGCACGACCGCTGGCGACGATACAGCCGTCTATGACGCGGTTCAGGCGATTGTGGGATCAGCCTACTCCGAAGGTGAGGGGATCGACATTCACCCGACGACCTTCGTTGTGCGATCCACGCTCGGAATGGGGACGGCGGAACTGTTGAATCACGAGACGATTTCGCCGGAGGTCGATCGGCTTCAGGTCTTCGACAATTCCACCAATCAGATCAAAGAGATAATCCCGTTTAACCTGATCCGCAGCGTGCTCACGACCGATGGGAGCGTGACGCTCACGGCGGACAGCGGGACCGGTGAAATCCAGCTCTCGGTTAGCCCGGACGTTCTCACCGTGACGCAGCTCACCGTTATCTAAAAGGATTTCAAATGACCGTTTTCAACCCCGCGATTCATCAGCAGCTTTTGCAGAACACGACGACCGGCGATTTCACCCGGCTCTGGGCTCTCGACACGCATGCTCGAATGCTTGGCGAGGCGGGTCTGATCGACCTCCACGTGGGCGACACGACCCCATCGACGACCGAAAAGGTATGGCTCGATCCGGCGAACCCCGCGACCTCCGGACCGGGCACGGTCAAGATTTACAATCGCACCGCTGGAGCTTGGCAGAGCGCCACTCAGGAGCTGTTCGCGCAGCTTCTTCAGCGCGACGGTCAGCTCATCTTCAATGGCGCCAGCCCGCCCACCGCTCCGACGATCGGGACGTTTTGGATCGATCCGGCTACGCTGGTCGTGTACCAGCGCGTGAACGATGGGACCGGCGATCTGTGGATGTCGATCTCGACCAATGGTCAGCCTGAAGCCGCTGGCACCGGTACGTTCCCCACGTCTCCGACGAACGGTCAGACCTATCGGACGCCAGCCGGTTACACCTACCGGTACGCCGGGACGCCGGGGGTTTGGAACTTGGTCGGTCGCCCTTCCAACATCATCACGACGGACCTTCCCGTGACCGGGACCGACCCGATCCTTTTCGACAATCTCGCGGATGGAATCTATGAGCTGCAAGGCTCGTGGACCAACGCTGCGGCGCTGTCCGGCTCGCCCTATGAGACCATGTGGCTTCGAGCCATTCGGGCGAATGCGATCGATTACACGAGTGGCATGACGTGGGACACGACGATCTGGGATGCGGGTACGGACTCGTTCGTCCCCAATCCCACTTTCGGCGTGATCCGCATCTGCGGTGCGACCCAGACGACCGGGTCCAGCTCCAGCGTGAGCGAGCGGATTTATTCCATCTATTCGAAGTTCAACATAATGGGCGGGCGCCTCGCGCTGCTCGCGGGGTGGAATTCTGGAGGGACGAGCGGGACGGAGGTCACGATGCAGCCATGGCTCGGTAAGCCGGTCACGCACAGCTCGTCCATGTCCTCGATCGTCACCGATGCGACGGGCGTCGCGATCGACCTCAATCAGCCATCGGCGCACCTGCCGAATGCTTCTGCTGTGGTTTGGAAGTCGCTGGTCCTGAGCCGCGTCGGCTAAGCTCGTGGATTAAGGCTATAAGCATGACAACGGGTAGCTTCACGGCTACCCGTTTGCTTTCGCGATGTGACCCGGTTACCTCAGGGGGCATGTTGACGAAGAATTCCAGCGATTTTTCAGCGCTTCTGGGTCATCCGCAGAAGGACGCGGTCCGGTCCGATCGGGCTCTCGCGTCTGGGCTCGTGAGCCGCGTCGATCTCGTGTTTGATGAGGTCGAGTTGCATCCTCTGAGCGCGCTCGTGCAGCCCGCCTATGAGCGCGCGCGGATCGCGCAGGGGACGATCGAGCCGGTCCAGTCGGTCGCGAGCTGGTGCGGCTTGCTCGTCCACCACATCGTCAGCCACTGCTCGAATCTTCCGGTAGTTTTCGAACGTCGCGCGGATTGGATTGAGCGCGAGGCCCGCGACGTAAGGACCGCGTTTCGGTACGCTCTCCGTCAGAAGATTCCGCAGCTTTTCGAGACAGAAAAATTGGGGCACGGACGGTGCACCGCTGAGCAGTTTGAGACGATGCTGCGTCGGACCACGGGTGCGAGGGCGGTCGATCAGGTCAAAGAAGGTCTTCATCCGGTCGGTTAGGTTCGGCTAGACCTTCTGCGCATCCGCCAATCAGGACGCGGTTAGGGGAGAGATGCCGATTCCCGTGGACGATGAATTTCTGCGTCTCGCTGAAAAGCACGGTCGCAAGTCCTTTGACGACTTGCCCGATCGCGACTTCGCGATGGGCCTAATGCCTCATATCAATTTTGCGGACCAACTGAGCGCAATAAAGGAAATGATCGACGCTCTGAATCGGGAGGAAGCGCTACAGGAGGCGCGGATCACGGCGCTTAAGGAAGCGTTGGATAAGGGGAGCGGCGGCAACTTCGCGAGGTTGCACGAGGATTACGCGTTTGAGTGCAATCGGTCCGTCTATGCTGATGCGGCTCGATCGATCGCGGTCTCCAGCCTACTCGCGTCCTTTCTTGAATCCGCACTCGCGAGCATCTTTCGCACTGTCGGTGAGAAACTTGATGCGGATAAATCGACCCCAGATCACCCTCGCTTCCGGAATGGGGCAGACGGATCACGACTCCACCGATGGAACTGTCAGAAGTTCTTCGATGGCGGACGGTCAAAGTCTGACCTTGTCCGGGGGGTTCAGCAGCTAGCGGAAGTGACGGGCTTTCCGCTCCCAATGGCCCATGTTCCCGCATTCAAGGCTCTGTTCGAATATCGCAACTACATGCTGCACAACGGCATGGAATGGGGTGAGGAAGCGCGAGCGGAATTCAGCAGATTGATCACGGAGTGGCCCTCCGAGTGGTTCAGCGTCGCGACCTCGGATGGACAGCCATGGGTATACTACATGACGAAGCCGTTGATGGTGTCATGTCTAGCGTTCTCGGATGAGGTGATTGATGCTGCCGGACGCTATTTTCGGGGGAATCACTAGCAAGCGCCAGAAAATGTCTGAATAAATCAGGGATATATCATTAGCGAAATAAGTATATCAGAAATGTCTAGTTGACGATTCAGTCATAATTCTGTATATGGATGATTGTTGCGGCTGGACCGCATCGTTGAGCCGGGCGGTTCTAGGCCCGATCGAGGTTCGAGTCCTCGGGCGGCTCCCAAACACCAAAAAGGGAGTTTGCCGCAGCGTTCCGGTCCGGGCGCCAGAGTACGGATGATGAGCTATTCATTGGATTTTGCATCATTTGCAGCCTCTCACTATGTCTGGAGGCTCGAACGGCAAACGGAAATGCAGTTTAGTGACATCGGCTTTTTGATTGCCGATATGAAGAAATGGAGTAATCATCCGGCGTAGGCCGCGGCAGGCCTATTTTGGCCTGCTGCGATGGATTTCGATGAGGTTGAGCAGGCTTTCGACGCCGTATTCGGTGAAGGCCATGGTCCCGTCCTCGTGCTGCGGATC